TATAATATAATAATTAATAATTTACTCAATTTCTTGAGATTCTATATTTTGTAAGTTTTCATTTACAATTTCATTTGCTTTAGCAAAGTTTAGAGGAAGACTATCGTTTTGCCTTTGGCTTATCATTTGACTTTGTTGTGTTCCTTCTAACCTTGTTCGATTATCTTTTCTATCTTCAATTAGTTTCTCTTTTTCAACCATTCTTTCAAGCTCCATTCTTTTTAACTCTAAATCAAACTGATGTTGAAGTTCCATTAATTGTCGTTTGATATTCGCTTCTTGTTGTACTTTATTTATTGCAAATTGTGACTTACCTTGTTCAATTTGTAATTCTGTTTCCGCTAAAGCTTGTTGTTTTTGCATCTCAGCTGCAGCTGCTCTTTCAGAAGCTTCTGCGTTTGCTTGTGCTTGTGCTTGAACCATTCTCTCTTGAGCTGCTTGATCAGCGGCTGCTTTTTGTTTTCTTTTTATTTTGAGAACTTGATTAGCTAATTTAAGATTTTTTATTTCTCTTATTTCAATAGCGTCTTCTAAATCTATACCACCATTTTTCAATGATAATTGAATATTTTGTTCTAATTGAGCTTTTTCTTCTTCATCAGGTACTAACTCTAAATAAACACCAAACTCAAATAAGTTTAAATGATACATATCTTCAAGCGTCCCTACATTATAAGAACTTATACTAGATTTTAAAGCTTCTTTAGTTAATGGATATTCCAAAGCATCTGATATTCTTAAAGATATATTTTCACATACTTTAGCTGATAAGTATAAACTTGCTTGTACTATATGTTTTGTAGCTGTATTAGAATTTGCAGCTGCTAATTTCTGTAAACCTACTAAAGAATTTGGATCTGGTGAACTACCATCTCTAGCTTCATTTAATCCAGTTACATCCCTCATCATTTGAAGATAGTATTGATAAGTTTGAATTAAACTTGCCATTTTTTGACCACCTGAAGATGTTTGGAGTTCTTGTATTGGTACTTTACCTGGGTTAGCACCACCGTCTTGAGTCATAGACCTACCAAGTATACTACCTGTTTGGAAGTACATATTTAACGCTTCTGCTGGGTTATAGTTAGTACCATTACCTAAATCAACTTCTGCTAAACCATCAACATCTAAAAATACTCCATCTGGAACAGTTCTAGCTAATACTTGTTGTAACTTTAAATGAGTTAATTGAATCATATCAGCAAAACCAGTCATACGGCTAACTAACGATTCTATGCGTCCTTTATACATTTTAGGAGCACATATATTGTAATTCATATTAACTTTAACAAGATTAGATGTAGGTCTTGTCATGTTTTTCGCTAACTCCCACTTTAACATCATCTCATGTCCTAAGATTTTAGCACCACTGTATAATACTTCTATAGATCTTGATATTCTATTAAAATTTTCAGTTTTTGGTGGGTTAAAAGTGTCTGGTTTTTGTAATGCTTTTTCTAAACCTGTTGGAGTTTCTTTTATTTTAAAAACTTGATCTTGATATGTTTTATATTCAAAATACAAAACAGCAATACTGTTACCATCGTTTCTACCATTAAACTGGTAATTATAACTTTTACTTCCTGGATACTGTTGTATTATCTCTAATTCTTCTTCAGTTAAATGAGGAAACTCTTTTTTAATTTCACCTAAACTAATATATTTAACTTCTCCCACATACCATATATCTTGAAAATTAGGATCTTCTGTATATGAATATACTAAGTTAGCTGGGTCAACATAATCTACAGTAACACCTTCAGATAAGTTAAAATTAGTTTTTACAGCGCCAATACCTAAAACTACTAAATCTTGTGCTACTCTTCTTCGAGTTAGTTCATACTTGTTAAAAGCTAGAGTATTATTAATAGCTTCTTCCTCTGCTATTTCTATAGATTGTTTATATGTCAATTGCATATGAACATCTAACTCCTCTTTGTTTTGTGGTAGATCCTCAGGGTTAGACGTAGAATACATATCCATACCTAAAGTCTGTTGTATTTTATCTATTAATTTTTTACCTTGAATATCTCTTAATATAGTTTCAGCATATCTAGTTCTCTTTTTTAGAGACTCAGGATCTTGAGCATAAGCTTTTACATCAAAAACCTTACTATCCATACCGTTAACTACAATATCTACAAATTTAGGTATTATTGGAACTGGTTTCCAATCTAAATTAAGATAAGATAAATCTCCATTAATAGCTAACTCATCTTTATATTTTTGTACGGATTGTTCACCTCTTGCATATAATCGTAAACTTCTAAATTGGTTGTAATTAGTGTTATATCTACCAGAAACTCCTGTTCTAGTTCCACTAAACCAATCTCCTTCTATAGCTCTACCTACTTGTCTACCATAATCTATACTCTGTTTAACTTCTTCAGGTACCACCTGATCAGGAAACGAACTGCCATTATAAGTTTGTATTTGCATTTATTTTATTATTTGAGAGAAACTTCCATCATTATTATATTTTTTAATACCAAAGTTAATGTTAACTTTTGTTCTTTCAGGTACAGGTTTGTATTTGTTTTTATTACAAGCCATTATAGCTAAACCGGAACTAATAGTAGCATCATGCTTTGTCCTATTATTTATATTGAAATGAGACCAATCTTCTAAAGTTTCTTGAAAATACATATCACCATATGAATCTCCAATTTCACCTACATATTCTTCAATATAAGACTCTATAGCAGCAGCATGTGCTTGTTTTATGTCTTCACTAGAGTTTGGTATTCCACCTATTTCTTTTTCAGTTGTAGAAAGTTTATTCCATATCTTATCAGGACGATTTATACTAAATCCTCTGTAACCTCTACGTTTTAAATAATATAAAAATCTAGGTTTATTATTTTCAGCTAATACAGGCATTCCATAAAACACCAAAGCCATTAATATTTCTTCAAAAAAAGTTTCAGCTGTTTGTGGTCTAGCTATATATTCTAAAAAAAAATGATTAGGTGGTGCGTCTTCCATAGAAAACTTAGTCAATCCATGAAGTGATCCATTAGACCCTTTGCCGTCGACAGTACCACTAATATCATAAGAATCACAACCAAATGCTCCGATATGATCATTTCCAGGGTATTTAATTCCATTTTTTATAATTACTTTATTTTGTAGATCAGTTGGTGGCACCCAAGATATTAAAAACCTTCCATTTTTATTAGGCGCAAAAATAACCTCTGTGTCTTTTACACCATTTCGCCACATGAAACTACCTCTCGTGACCGCTGTAATATTATTTAATTCTTCGTTATAATCTATTTGCTGATATATTTTTGTTAAATTAAATAAACTATTTTTAGTTTCATCTCTAAAAGCATGCTGCTCTGTCCTTGGAAATTGCCTGTAATATTCGTTTAAACTATCTTGATCAGATTTTAATCCTTCAACCTCATTTTCCCAATGCTCAATTACTCCGATTGTAATTTCAACACCATCTCTTCCGATTGTTTTATTTTTTGGCGTAAGAAATACAGGTGATCCAAAAGTATCCATGAATCCTTCGTAGTTCCACTCCATAGGGATGAAAAGAGAATAGAGTCCGCTACTTGTTTGTCCGTTTTTATTTCTTTTTGTAACGTCTGAATTGTAGTAGAGTTTTTTAAAGTTATTTCCACCTTTATCTAATGCGTTTGAAGTTGAGCCCATCATACATTTACCTACGATTCTACGACCTAGCCTTAATGTAGTTTTTGTAACCCTCCAGTTATTTAATATATTATCAGGTCTTTCCCACTTACCACTTTCATCATGTGCTAATATCTTTAGCTTTTCACCATCATAAGAGTTATCCCCTGTATTTTTCCAATCTATAGTGGTATCTAAACCATCAAGTTCTTTAAGCTTCTCGTTACTTTCTATTTTACGTCTAGTAAGCTTTGAAGCTGGGACTCTATATGCCAATTCGGTCTTAGGACGATCCATACCATCCTGGATCGGTTTGAAGAAAAACGGATAGTTAACGGATATTGGGACAACTTTATCTGTGAACATCTTTTTAGCATCTGCTCCAGACTTTGAAAGGATACCGAATCTGGCGTCACTAGATATTGTGGCTTGGTTAACGAGTTCGGCTGAGGACATGAAAGAAAATCCACTCCGTCTGTTTTTAAGATAGCACATTCCATAACATCTATTATCTGCTTTGCATGCTTCCCAAAATATGAAGAAGAGTCTATTTGACTCTCTGTAATCGGGAGCTCCGACATCGATTTTTGACCATTGCAAGTACATGTAATGAGCACCAGTGATGTAAGTAGGCTTACCGTTATTAAAAAACCAGTAACCATCTGATCTACGTTGAAATTCTTCATCTATATAATCGTACCATTCTTCTTTAAAATCTGAAGGATATTCATCCCAATCAAATCTGCTTTTTATTCTTTTTAACTCTTTAGGGTATTCGTATTGTTCCCAGTATTGTTCCTCTTTCTTTTCGCTTCGTTTAAAAGGTTTGTTTGCTTTTGGTAAAGCAATACGGAGGTTTTGAATTTCAATGATCTGTCCAATTTGTCCAGTTTTACTAATGACTACAAAGTCGTAATCTGCATTATAACCATATTCCCATTTTTTGTATCTATTATTTTTAGATAATATTTTAGGGTTTATATAATCTTTTATTTCGTGCCAAAGTGTTTGTTGATAGCTCACTTACTTCTCCCTTCTGCAAACTTAAATACTCTTTCCTTTTTTTCCTCTTTTGGTTTTTCACTTAGTTTATCCTCTTCCTCTTGTATACGCGTTAGTATTTCAAAAGCATCGAAAATAGCTAACTTTTTAGTAGCGGCAGCATTCTTCAATCTATCAGCCGATACGTCGTCACCTGAATCAACAATAGCTTCTTTAGCTACTTTAATTAATTCTTCAACTGCTCTTTGCCCAGCTTGGATTATTTTCTTTTTCGTTTCCTTCGTGTTCATGCGTTATAGCTATATCATTAGATTTCATACAATAAAGACGTTCGCCTTCTATAATAAACTCAAACTCTGAGTTGGGAGTGAATACTACAAGTGCTCCAGGTCTTAATCCTACAGCTTCTAAAGAACTATTAGAATATTTTAATATACCAAAGTATTCTTTTTCTTTTCGGTTGTATAGACTGTTTATTTCTTTAATAGGTTTTACAAAACAGTAGTTTAAATGACACTTGTTGTCGTACATATATATTTGATCTAAACCACAAAAATATAAATCATCTTTAAAAAAAGTAGATGAATTTTTTTCTTTACCCTTCATATCATAATATCTTCTAAAAATATTATGATGAACATAAACTTTGAAACCTGGTTTTATATCAGTGTCAAAAGCTGCAGGTGTAGAAACAACTATAGCTTTTTTACTAACAAATTTATGATCTTCTATACTAGTATTAATAATTAACTCTTTATCTTCTACTTGCACTTTATTATTATACCTTTCTTCATACGGTTTAATAATAAACTGATATAAACTTTTCATTAATATTTAAGATCAAATTCAACAGCTATAGCCATATTGTTATTAAACCTTTTCCATGGTAATACTTCATTGTCTTTCTTTATATATATAGAGTATTCCCCACTTTTTTCATTGTTTAATATATCGCATATTGTGTGACCACCATAAACCTCTTGACCCACAGAATAATGCATTGCATCATTTTTGTAATCAGAACCTATACTAATTTTTCTAATTACGCTAGACATTTTCTACCTCTTCTTTTTCTATTTCCGTATAAGAACCATCTTCAAGATTAATGTTTATAGCTCCATACTCTTCTTCTAGTTCTTTCTTTAAATTTTCTATATCTTGATTTATACCAGCTAAATCATGCAATAATGCATGCTTTTGACTTTCTAAAACACCAATATCATGTATTGTTACATTTAAAGACTCTTGCTGTTTTTTTATTTTTTCTAATTGTTCTTCTTTAATTTTCATTTGATTAAATTTAATTATATTTTATTTATTATTCTCCTGGTGGATCTTCTGGCGTCCACGCTGAGGTTGCTAGCAACGCTAAAGCTTCTTCGTGATTCAGTGTATCAATTGGTACAACTGTACCATTAGTAATAAAACTAGGTTCAACTTGATAAGAAAGCATAGCTTGTGTATTAGCTATATTTCTTCTCATTGTTTGTGAACTCGTAGTGTTTATCTGACTGAAATCGATTAACTTAGTCTGCGTATCTATATCTATCACTATATATGTCGTCATTTTTACTTAT